AAGCTCCGGTTACGTATGAGGATTGGATAGATCTGGGAAGGGTGATCATACCCTGCGATACAAAGCAGAGTGTGGTCGAGAAGTGGTCCGATCCGGATTTTAAGATTACGAAAGAAGAATGGAGAATAGAACACGCAACAAAACAGATAGGACTCAGACTAGATCAATACATAGATTTTGATATTGATAATGATGTCGTAAAAAGATTTACAGCAGATCACATAAAATCTTGTGGCGCAATATTTGGTAGAAAAAATAATCCATCAAGCCACTATCTTTGGTCTGGCACATCAGATTATAAAAAATTTGCATTACCAAAAGAATTAGAAAATTATTATAAAAAATTTCAACACGGTGCAACACTGTGTGAGATAAGACACGGAGCGAACAAATACACGTTAGTTCCAGAAACAAAATATCATACAACAAATGAAGTTGTAAAATGGGTTAAGTATGATGGCATAGATGAGTATCCAGGTAATCTAAAAGTAGATCTTGGTAAGATAGCTTTGGCTGCAGCACTGTGTATTACGTATGCAGGGTCTGGACAGAGAGATGATTATTCTACTGCTATTGCAGGTGTGTTATTAAAACATACAGAGTGGAACGTGAATGATATAGATGATTTTGTCTACAAGATTGCGATAGCAGCAAAAGATGAGGAGTGTGAGAAGAGAAAGAGAAAAGGGACCACACACAAAAAAGCAAATAGAAAATTTGGTATGCCAAAACTTGCAGAGATTATTGGGTGCTCTACAAAAACAATCGCAACATTATTTAGTTGGATAGGTGTGCAGGAGGCAACAAGCGAGGAAGCAAAACAATCCATCGGTCAGATAATAGAGTATGGTAGTGACAGATATTTTGTGAAGATAAACGCTGTGGTGCAGGGAGAGGCTGTTGAAAAGACGATCACGGTCGATGGACCAACGCTTAGAAATAAAAAATTATTCTATGATTCTGTAATCAGTAAAGCATCTGTATGGATACCAGAGATGAAAGCTGCAGACTTCGAGGAGATCATGCGTAGAAAGTATGAAGCGAGAGAGAAGTCAGATAGTTATGTCGAGGAGGCGGAAGAGGATCTAAGATTTGTAAAACATTTTACAAATTATATTGCAGAGCAAAAAGCCTACACTAATAAAAAAGAGTTGGCAAACTTTGGATTGCCTTATTACAACATGGAGAGAAATATTTTAGAATTTAATCTGGATAAATTCGAGGACTATCTACACAGACAGAGAATAAATCTAGCACGTGTGGATCTTGTTATAAAATGTCAGAATATATTAAAAGCAAAAAAGAAACATGGAAAATTTAATGGTAAATCATGTGTGTCATGGCAGATGATAAATCAAAAGATAGAGAAAGAAGATTTAATTGTAGAAGGAGAATATCAGGAGATAACAGATGAAACAGCCTAAATTTATATCAGGACCACCAGGTACAGGTAAGACTTCGATGTTTATCACACAGAAGTATACAGAGTTATTAAAAAAATATCCTTACAACAGGATAATAATCCTATCACACACGAACGTTGCAGCTGATGAGATAAAAGATGAGATACTTAAACTACCAGAGATGCAGGGTGTAACAAGGAAAGCTGTAAAATATAATATCTGCACAATACACTCGTATTGCAAGAGCAGGTTGGTTGGTCGTAAAGAGGTATTTAGTTATGCAGATCATAAGAATCTATCGATGATGGATTCTCTTTTTAAACTACAGAGAGTCACAGAGTCGGAGTTTAACTCAGACAAACATAAATTTTATAGATATCTGGCTGATGCACACGGTAAAGGAAACACTATAAAAGAGCATTGGAAGACATGTGATAAGAATGCGTACAAACCGTACAGTCTAAACTCTATCGAACAGATGGAGATACCATATACACAATATAAACACGACAATCATGTGTGTGACTACGCTGACATGATACAGGAATTTATTGATAAAGCTGTTGAGCCAGACATAGATGCATTGATAGTAGATGAGGCTCAGGATAGTAACGTGCCACAGAGAGAGGCTTTAAATAAAATGGCAACGAAGGCAAAAGAATATTATTTTGTTGGTGATGCAGACCAGACCATTTTTGAATTTGCAGGATCAGATGCAGATTACTATCACAGATTATCAAGAGACGCAGAGCAATTGGATCAGGGACATAGATGTGGTAAGACAATAAATAGTCTCTGTAAGAGAATAATCAGACCGATATGGGAGCATTATGGGTACGAGAGGACCTGGAGATCAACAGATGTGACCGGCAATCACTATTATCTACCGAGTCTGGATAAGAGATGTAGTGCTATGACTGCTTTGTTAGAGAAGATAAAACATACCGATGAGACTTTTTTATTTACTTATCGTGGCACGCCGTCAGATTCATGGGTCAAAAAATTTTTCAGACAACATGGAATAGAGTTTGCACATGTAGGGAACACGGCCCACGTACCAAAAAAAGAATTACGATGTCATAAGCTATGGCCAGACTTCTGTAAAGGAACACCGATGCCATTGAAACAGATAAAGGATTTCTGGGAGTATGCAGGTAGTAAAGTCATAGTCAGAGGTAAAGGTGAAGAGAAGTTTGAGGATTGGGTGGACAGGGAATATACGATAGACTACATGATATACCACAAATATCTAAAAGAAGATGCAGGTAGAGAAAGAGATTTTTCTATGATTAGAAAACAAAGAGGTAAGAAAGAAGACTACGAAAGTAGACTTATCTACATTAGAAAGATTCTAAACAAGGGTTTTGATGATGGAGAGGTAAGAGTAAAATATGCAAACATACATACCGTAAAAGGTTTGACGTTTGATAATGTTGTTGTTGATCTGACAGCAACAAGACAAGAAGATTATTTTACACAACTAAGACTAAAATATGTTGCATACAGCAGAGGCAAGTTTGATTGTTGGACTGTTGCATCACAAGGAAAATATACGTTAGGAGTAAGATGATAGCGAAAATGGATTTACTAACTATGACAATGTTTACATCTTTTTGGATCTATTTACATTTAATTACATAAAGGAGTAATATGACAGACAGTAGTATATTTAAAGGCACAGGATACAAGTCACTAGACAAACAGCATGGCGGAAAACATTATAAAAACTTTCGCATACAGCCAGCAGAGTTTATCAACGAAAATAAACTCTTGTTTGCTGAGGGCAATGCTATAAAGTACATATGCAGGCACTCTGCGAAGGGAAAGGAAGAAGATATCAAGAAAGCGATACACTATTTAGAGATGATATTGGAGAGAGATTATAATGTGTAAAACACCAGAGGATTTAAATCTTGAGGGTGTTGATACGGTTGCGATAGATATCGAGACATACGATCCTAATCTTAAAAAGAAAGGATCTGGTGCCATACGTGATGATGGTTTTATATGTGGTATAGCTGTTGCAACAAAGAATGATCTTGCATATTTCCCACTACGACACTCTGATATATTTATAGATTTTAAAAGAGATGAGAAGATCTGGAGTGTCCTCAACGATAAGATATTTCAGAACGAGAACATCACAAAGGTATTTCACAATGCGATGTATGATGTCTGCTGGATCAGAGCAGTGACAGGTATGATGATCAAAGGTAGGATTGTTGACACTATGATAGCAGCATCTGTTATTGATGAGAATAGATTCAGATACTCACTAGATGCACTATCAAAAGATTATCTTAATGAAGAGAAATACAAATACGATCTACAACAGAAAACTTTAGAATGGTCTGGTGGTACGGTAAAGGACCCGATGACCAACATGCACAAACTTCCTGCATCGATCGTAAAAGAATATGCAAAGCAAGATGTGAACCTGACTTATAAACTATGGAATCTTTTTGATAAAAAAATCGACGAAGTATTATACACTAAAGAGGATGGAGAACAAAAGACTTGTAGACAGATATTTGAATTAGAAACAAAATTATTTTTATGTTTGGTTGACATGAAATTTAAGGGCGTTAGAATAGATGTCGCAAAAGCGATCCTGTTTGGAAGACATCTCAGAAAGCGTAGGGATCAAATACTAAAAGCCATAGAAAGCATCACAACAATACACGTTGACATCTGGGCTGCAGCATCAATCAAAAAATTATTAGACCACCTGCATATAAAAGATTACAAGGTCACGCCTAAATCTAAAATGCCACAATTGCCAAAGGACTATCTAAGAACACACAGCAACAAGTGTCTTCGTATGATCGCAAAGGCAAGAGAGTATGACAAGGCCGTCAATACTTTTATAGAGGGATTATTAGAATATGTTCATGATGGAAGAATACATGCGGATATAAATCAGATAAGATCAGATACGGGTGGCACCGTCACCGGCAGATTCAGTATGTCAAACCCTAACCTGCAACAGATACCCTCAAAGGGCTATATCGGTGGCAAGATGAGAGAGCTATTTATACCAGAGGAGGGCTGCGAATGGGGTAGTTTTGACTATTCACAGCAGGAGCCACGTATTGTGGTGCATTACGCCATAAAACTGGGCCTAGCAGGCACGGAGAGCCTCAAAGATGAATTTGATAGGGATGATGCCGATTTCCACCAGATCGTCGCTGACATGGCTAATATCTCCAGGAAACAGGCAAAAACAATCAACCTAGGTCTGTTCTACGGCATGGGCAAGATAAAATTACAGAGAGAGTTGGGTCTGGACCAGAAACAGGCAAAGGAACTGTTTAACGAGTATCACGGCAGGGTGCCGTTTGTGCGTCAGCTATCACAGGAGCTGATAGCGTTCGCAAAAGAGAATAGACTATTATTTACACTGCACGATAGATTCTGCAGGTTTGATAAATGGGAGACCACCAACAAGGAGTGGAACCCCGAGACCAACAGATTTAATGAGGTACCACTATATACCAAGGAGCAGGCTAAAGATGCGTTCAAGGCAGAGATGCTGGACAAGTATAAGGAGAACAAGATAGATCCAAACTACATGGATTATTTCGATAGATACTATACACCTGCATTTACCTACAAGGCTTTGAACAGATTGATACAGGGATCAGCCGCGGATATGACAAAGAAAGCCATGGTGGATCTACATGAAAAAGGTATAATACCACACATACAGATACACGATGAGTTATGTATTTCTATTGATGGAGGCTACATGGCTAACATAATTCAAAATGTAATGGAACAATCAATACCTCTTGAGGTCAAGAATAAAGTTGACTTTGAATCTGGACCAAATTGGGGTACAATCAGATGAGGATAAATTATGGCATATCTAAATGCA